AAGCATTAAGTCTAGGTCAACCAGGTAAGACTGGTTCATTCAAACGTTTTAGAAGAGGAAACTTAACAGCAGATCCAAGAGCATTTATGAGGAATCCAAACCTTTCTGGTTTTGGAGCACACAGTGCGGGTTTTGCTAGCCCCAATGCTGGTGGAGCACTTGCAAGTATCTCTAATCAGGGAGCTAAGCTATTTGGCAAAGGAAAAGATGCACCATTATTTAGTGGTGGAATTTTTTCTAGGACAGGAGCAGTCACAAAATTGGAAAGAAGAGCTGCTCGTGGGAGAAGCACTGCTAGAGGAGATCTTAATTTAGCAAGAATTGCTAAAATGAATGCACCAGGTAGTCTTGTTAGGGCTATGCCAGGAGCAGTTACTAATTCTAATATCAGCCCTTATGCTGGTAGAGCATATGCTGGTATAGTGGCACCATCTACACTTAACGCTGGACGTAGTTTGTCTTACGAAGCAACGGCGCTGGGTGGTTTAGTAGACAAAGGTGCAGCAGGACAAGCTTTAACAGTTGGGGAAAGACGCTATCTAACGGTAGGGGGTGTATCAGGTACAAAGAGTAAATCATTCATGAATAGATTGTTAATGGATGGCGGCGGTCCAGAAATGCGAACCGCTATGGGAACTTCTGGAGTGAAAACATTTAGGACATATAACGACGGTGCATTGCGAGGACAAACATCTTCTGGTATCAGATTTATCCAAATGACCGATGAAGCAGAAAGGGTAATCAGACCATTAGGGTTAGCTCTCGAAAAAAGTGCGTCTTTAACAAGCCTTGCTGGCAATAGAGGATTGGTAGCAGCACGTGGGTCTTTTGACTTAGCAACGCAGATATCTGATAAGGGTATCATTAAGTCGCTGGGCATGAAAGGATCGCTCCAAGCTGCTAAGCTCGGTGGGAGACAAGTAGGTTTAAGAGTTGCTGGAGCAGCTTTTAAGGCCGCAGTACCAGGAATCAATTTGATTTTTGCTGCAGATATGGCATATCAGTTAGCTAAATTGGGCGGGCTTGCAGTTAAGGGTGCTATTAATTTTGGTAAAGCTGGTATGAAATCAATGCAAGGAAATATCAGTGGAGGAGTTTTTGGGGACTATAAGGATAACGAAGTAGCAGCCACTTCTAGGGCTAGAGGTGTAGCTGCTATCCAAAATTCAAGGATGAATGCAAGGTCTTTGCTTGGCGCAGAAGCGCGGAATGATGGCTGCACATTATGGGTAGGATATAATGAACGATAAAACAAAAAAGTTTAGAGCTGATTTAGAAAAACTTTCTAGAGAAGATTTACTTGAGATTATCCAAGCTCAAGATCCAGAATACATAAAACAGATAAAAAGAATTGAATGGGTTTTTGCGAATAAACTTAGACATCTAAACTGGCCAGATGGTACTCCTATTCTTGGTAGAGAATTTACTAATAAAGAGTTAGCATTGTTAATAGATGAGCCATTTGAAATAGATAATGAACTTTTAAATTTTGGAGTTTCGGCTGAACAACAAAGACATATACATATAGCTAAAGATCCATGTAGATGGGCAAAGCATTTTCTTGGCGTCGAAACTAGAGTATATCAAACAATAATTCTTAGAGACCCCTCTTTAAGAAAAGTGCTAAGAGCTGGTCGTCGTTTACGGAAAAACATTTACATTAGCAATTTATTTACTTCACTACAGTTATACCCATATAGATGGAAGATGTTTAGTTATAGCGCCGATGAAAACTCAAGTTGAACTTATTTATGAAGAGATAAAAAGACTGGCTTCCAAGAACAGTATTGTTGGATCTTCTCTAATAAGAAGTGTAACGAGTCCTCAGTTTATGATTCAGTTTTCTAATGGATCCACTATTAGATTCTTTACCTCTGGAATGAGATCTGGTGGTAAATCAGATGTAGCCCGTGGTCAAGAAGCACATATTATTGTACTTGACGAGATGGATTACATGCACGTAGACGATCTCGATGCGCTATATGCGATGTTGCAGAAAACAGCAGAAGATCAAATAGATAAAGTTTTAATTGGAGCCTCAACCCCTACTGGTAGAAGGGAAAGGTTCTGGGAATGGTGTAGATCGGACAGATTTACCGAGTATTATTTTCCGTCATATTGCAACCCTTATTTCAATAAAGAACAAGAAGATGAATTTAGGGAACAATATACCGAAACAGGTTATCGTCATGAAATTGAGGCAGACTGGGGTGAGGATTCCGAGGGTGTCTATCCTAGGAAATATGTTGATAAAGCTTTCATAGAACCATCTTGGAACTATACTCCAGAAATACAATCAGCTAGAGGTTTTTATACCATTGGTGTTGATTGGGACAAATATGGTGCAGGTACAAATATAGTTGTGCTTGAAGCTTGTAATGATAATTATGAAGATGAAAGATTTAGAGGAAAAGTTAGACTTGTATATAGGGAAGAAATTGATAAATCTGAATACACTTTAACAAACGGAGTAAATAGAATTGTCCAATTAAATGAGATATTTAATCCTAGACATATTTATGTTGACCGTGGTTATGGTGAATGTGTTTCTCCTGACACTTTGATCACCTTAAAAGATTCTGTTAAAAAAATTATAGATGTGCATCCTGGGGATATGGTTCTTACTAGTGATGGTCAATATCATCAAGTTTTAGATAAGGTGGTTAAGGTTGAGTCGAAGCCAACTTATAGAGTAAAGGTTCACAAAACACTTCCAGTTGAAGTTAGTAATACTCACCCTTTCTTAACTATAGATGGTACTTGGAAAAATATTACTGAATTGAGTGTCGGTGATTTTGTAGCGCTGCCCAAATTAAATCTTAAGCCAGCTAAGACCTTAATAGATATTGTCGAGTTGCTGGAGTTGGATCCCGGGTCATATGACGATAAGAAAGTATGGTGTCCAAATTCTAATGGATATCAAAATAAGGTTAACAGATATATAGATTTAGTGTCTGAGGATTTCTTATCTTTTGCTGGATGGTATTTATCTGAAGGTTCAGCAGATACTAAAAGTGTGGAAATTTCACAGAATACAGATGATCTACAAATTTTAGAAGAGATAAGAAGAGTTTTGAAGAATATTTCTGGAGTTGAACCAGGAAGTTGTTTGAGAGTAGATAAAAGAAAAGAAACATATAAAGAGATAGAAAGATTCTATGTTTGTTCTACAATATTCGCAGATGCTATTGGTAAGTTAATGGGAAGAGGTTCTCATAATAAAAAAATTCCAGAAGAGTTGATGACCTATCCGAAAATGGCAATAAAAATAGTTCGTACATTACTTTGTGGGGACGGCCATTTAAATAAAGACAATGCTTTTGAACTAAGTCTAACATCGATAATGCTTTTGGACCAGGTAAGACTATTGCTACAAACGTTTGATATACCGGTATCTTTTTATTCTGCCAGGAAAGGAAAACCACAGCATAAAGATAAATGGCGTATAGACATTGGTGGGGATACATATATACGTTCTAAATTTATGGAGTTGACTGGATGTCAGATGGGGAACGAACCGAGAATAGACAGGCGTAGCTTTAAAAGCGATGACCAGTTTATCTACATGCCGATTAGAAAAATAGAATATATTGGAGAAGTTTCCGGTTTAGTGGACATATTGAGGTAGGGCACTCATAGTTTTGTTGGCAACGGGTTAATATTGCATAATACTCAGGTGGAACTGCTTAGAAAATATGGAACAGAAAATCCTGGATCTAAGTTAAGGGATAGAGTTAAGGGTATTGGGTTTGGTGAGAGCATAGAAATAAGGGATCCATATACTAAGCTCCCCGTTAAAAAGGAAATAAAACCATATATGGTTGATAACCTAACTCAATATCTTGAAAGGGAACAATTATTATTCCCAGCTTCTGACGAAGAAATGTATTTACAATTAATATCTTATGTCGTAGTTAGAACCACTCAATCTGGAAGACCAGTTTTTGAAGCTGGAGGGTCTGCTGTCGACCACGCGCATGATGCCCTTATGTTAGCATTATTATCTATAACTCAGAATTATGGAGATTTCAGTAAATTAAAAATTGCGAAAAATACAGAAAGTTTTTCAAATACTTTTTTCATGCCCAAGTATGAGAAAAAACAGGGTGATTATGAGGATGACAAAAAAGATAGTATTATGGTCACGACCAAAAGAAATCAAAATTTACTACCTACCTTTAGAAAAGGTAGACCATTGAAAAAAACTTCTAGAAAAATGTTTTAGGTAAAATATGTCAAACATAAACAGCATATCTCAAGAAAATAGTTCTGAGCAAAAGATAAGTCTTGATTACAATATCCAAGAATCATCTTCTTTGAGTAGTTCAGAATCTTTAGGGTCAAACGCTGCATTAAGATTAGCCTCTACGGCAACATATGGTGATGATCAGACCTATTCGGTTCCTTTGGGATCATTAAGAAAAGAAACAAACAATACACTTATTGAGATGAATACATTCTTAAAAAATTTAGAAAATCTTTTAAGACAAATAAATCTTAGCCCATATAATAATCCCAAGCTAGAAGAATCGCATATCTATATTTGGAATGAAATAAATAAAAAAGAAGATTCTTTTCCAAAAATAGAGATAGAAAACTATCTTGGTGAACTTAGATATCCAACACCAAGCTTCATATGCTTCGATCAATATATATATGCCGAAGATGTACAAACAAGGGGGTACAGAAAATTTGTTAAAGAATATGATAACTTAATTTCCAATTCTAGTTTTGGTCATATATATGATTTTAGGGAAATAATTAAATATTTATTAAATGAAGTAACAAATATAAAACTATCATTAATCAAAGATTTCGGAGTAGATTATGAAGATGAAGCACAACAACAAGTCGCAGCATACTATCTATACTGGCTCAAAATGGCAACCCACTATAAGGAACTCTTTACGAAGGCAATCACAGCATCGCCAACAGGTATCCCAGAAGCCGAAGTGGATAAAACAACTAAAAAGCAAGCCGCTCAATTTCAAGCATTTTTTTCGATCAGAGTAAATTCATTAACAACTTCAATAGATAGTCAATTAGATTCGCTGCATAAAGATTTGGTAACACATTGTGATGTTTTTTACCAAAGTTATCTTGGTCCAGCCTTAAGATTTAAAACGAAAGTAACATCAGACTTCGCACTAGATTTAAGAACAAGTCAAATGGTAGCAGAGATGCCGAGACTTTCCGAAGAAGTGGCTATAGCAGTTCTTTCAGCGGAAGGTAACTTTAAATCTGTTTTGACAGATCTATTAGAGAGAAGAAACTCAACTTCGCAAAAAATAGACTTGATTTATCAATCTATAACACAAAGAAGAAAATACACTTCATATATATCTCAATTAAGTATAAAGGCAATTCAAAAAGCAAAAATAGTAACCAGTAATGTCGATTCTCGATATGCTAGTTTGTTATCAAATATATATGTAGATGGTTTACACTCAAGTTCTTTACAATCTAGCCATTCTCTATTGGATGACTTAAGCGGCGATAGTCATCCGCAGTATCTGTTAAGATCAGGAGGAATTATTAATGGAAATATTTCAGTTGAAAATAATGCTAAAATTGATGGTGTTCAAATTAAAACGCACTCACATGATGGGGTAGATGGTTCATTAAGAATAAGCTCCTTAGATATAGATTATACAACGGTAAGAAATGAAATAGGGCTTAACGCATCAGCAGATGAGATCACAATTAGTATTGATTCCTATCAACCTGATATACTACAGGGCGGAGTCCCAGTTGCAGATGTCAATATTAGTATTGATATACCAGATAGTTTTAAGGATAAATATGATTTTGAAATATTATACGTAGAGATTTAATATGACATGGTTTAAATATTTAAATAATACAAGTTCATTTTTAGCTTCTCCAATTGTCAAAAACTATATAATACCGCCTCTAAAGAGACGGTATTGAAATAGGGGAAGTAAAAGAATATATAAATAAAAATGATTGGCTTTTTGTAGATTTGGGCAATAAAGAAATCAATTATGTATATAATACTTCAACACTAAAAGTTGAACAAGATCATTCTTATATCGTTGTCTATGAAGGTGTAAAGGATTTAGGGGTAGACGTTCCAATTCCAACAACTTCTGTTATAAAAGATGGAATACTTTATTTTAAATCAGTTCAAAGCCATGAAAAAGACAAAAGACCTATTGGTGAATATAGTCTGTATTATGGTTCAGATTACATAAAATATATTCATGCTACTCCAGTTACATCTGGAGGGAACACTATATCTGAATATATTAAGTATCCAGACGTTACTATAAATGGGCAGGAAAGCTCTCCCGGTTATAGTATTTATTATAGTGCGACCCCTTCGAGTATAGATCTATATGGTACAGAAATTAATAGAACTTCTAGCGGATATTATAAATTAGCCTATTTCAACGATGGTATAGATTGGGTCGATGGTGTTTCTACGGTTGCTGGGGCAAAAGCAGCATCAACTTTTAGTGGTCCGAAAATAAGGATTTATGGTTTTGTCGGTCCAAGTTATGGAAAAATTCAGGTTAGAATATCCACTAAACAGGTATTGGCATCAGATACAGAAAAAATAGTTCTTGACTGGTATACTATAGATTGTTATTCTGATAGAGAAAAAGAATCTATAATTTTTGAAAAAATAGATTTAGAATATACAGAATATAATATAGAAATTGAAACACTGCAAGATAAAAATATTTTGTCTGCTGATTCTATGATTAAAATAAGTCAAATAACTTTTTTAAAAAATCTCTATCCAACACTTCAAAAACAGATAATCAATCCTGATCTATCATTTAATTCTATAGGTGGAGTTCAATAATGGCAATAATTAAAAAAACAATTCAAAATCTTAAACCCGGTAAGCAGTATTTGCTTACGGTAAAGCCAAAAGATGGGGACCTCAATGTAGCCCTTGACCCAACAATGGCAATTAGATTTACCATTCCTAGTGATCTAACAATTCCTACTGAATTAGGCAATCTGGTAATAGTCGGAAATTATAAATCAATAATGATTAGTTTTAATCCGGCAAATGATTCAGATTTAAGGGGTTATAACTATCAAGTTTATCTTCCTGAAGATATTAGTCAAAGTGGTTCTATATATTCAATAATTGGTAATGCCACGCCCTATCTATCTGGATTCTCGGCATCAAATGTTATAACTTTAGATGTTCCGCAAAACTCTGAAACAACAAATAATATTGATGCAAATACCGGAGTAACTACAACTACTACAATTGAAAAACTCTATTTTGCTAGAGTGCAAGCTATAGACACTTCTGGGAATACTTCGACATGGACTCCAATAGTTGCATCGAGTGCTACAACACTTATTAATTCAGCTCATATTGTTGATCTTACCGCTTCCAAGATTACAGCAGGAACAATCGGCGCACATGAAATCATTTTAGCTGGAACTAATTCAATATTAAAGTCCAGTAATTACTTAGCGGCAACTACAACAACCGGAGGTGCTGGTTGGAAAATTGATGGAGCTGGTGAGGCAGTGTTTAATCAAGCTAGTATTAGATCTAAATTGGATATTGGTGAAGACCTAGGGACAACGGATGCGACATCATTCCATGTTGATATAGATGGGAATATGTGGAGTGGAGCAAATAGTACAAACTATTCTATCGCGCCTTTTAGGGTAGCTAACACTGGAGACGTTACTGCTAAAAGTTTGACATTGACCGGTAACACGGTGCTTTCTAGTAATTCTAAAATATTTTTAGGAGCTGGCAATTATAATAGTTTAGATACTGGCTTTTATGTCGATAGTGATAGTCAATTTTCTTTAGGAGATAAGCTTACCTGGGATGAAACAACCCTGACAATTAGGGGAATTTTAAAGTTCCCTAATGGAGACGACGCAGGAACATTTAGTGACGGAGATGCCATTACCGATGGAACCATAGGCGGCGTATCTATAGATGCTAACAAAATATATATTGGGCCCGGTACATATGGTGCATCTAACACAGCTTTTTATGTCGACAACGCTGGAAAGTTTTCACTAAAAGATAAACTTAAATGGGATGGAACAACGCTATCTATAAGTGGTAGTGTCGTTATAACTGGTGGTTCTACTCTGGATGCTATAAACGAAGCACAAGACGACGCAAACAATGCACAAAGCAGCGCAAACAATGCGCAAAATACTGCAAATGGAAAGATAAATATCGGAGGAGCCGCACAGGATGTCAACCTTAATGCCGTAACTATAGATGGAGGTAAACTCACTGCAGGAAGTATATCCACTAATCAAATAAATGCAAATTATGTTTATGCTGGGACAATTAATGCGAATAATATTAATGCTGGTACTCTAAGTGGGCATCTTATAAGTGGTGGGCGAATAGTCATAGGAGATTTTTCCTGCAATACAGACGGATCTATTCTTACAAGAAATATAGAAATCCAGACAGGCTTAAGATACAGGTGTACTGGAACATTTGGCAGTAGTGGTAGTGGCGTTTCTGCTGTGGTAAATACTATAGGAAGCTCACAACAACTTACTTCACCATCTTCAAAAAGAGAATATAAATATAATATAGGCAATATACCTAATGCATTAAATATTCTAAAAAGTGTAAGACCTCGAATTTTTAATTGGAAGATAGATGTCTTTGATAAACTTGATCCATGGACAGATGAACCATGGACACAGGCGGCTAAGGATATAAATGACTTTAACACATCTTATGGTTTTATAGCAGAAGAAATGGCAGAAGATCAACCCTGTCTTGCAGTGCTCTATCCGCCTCCATCAGATTTACCCGACAATCAGCGAACTGATATATACGATTTCAGCACATGGGAGCCTATAATGTGGAAACAAATGGATTTTGTGGCTCTCTTGGTCAAAGCAGTTCAGGAGTTATCTGCCAGAGTAGAAGAACTTGAATCTCGCTAAGTAAACTGTTATACTATATGCATGTCTAAGATAGTTTCGAGAGAAGCAAACCCTGTTATTGGACAACAGATATTGGATAACGAAAGAAAAGTTGATACAATGGAACAGTCAAATAATGCAGATTCTAATGTAGACATAAACTTAATTATTATAGGTTTTCAGGAAAAATTAAGTCAATTAATGACAGAAAACATAGTTAAAGATGCTACAATTAAACAACTAGTAAAAACAATAGAAAAATTAAAG